TAATTTAACTGAGTGCCTAGGGTTGCTCCCGATCCTAGGCATCCATTAATGGGAGTAAGGAGATGACATGCCAAGCATAATTACAGCCACCGAGTTGCGATCTATCCTTGGTGTGTCATCAGCCTTATATGATGATAATTATTTGAATGGCATTATAGACACAAGTGAAGGCATAATCCTTCCAATGTTAGTTACATTCAAAAGCCCAATCGAAAAAGTGTCGCTGACAGATAATGTCGCCACTTTCACTACACTAGGAATTCATGAATTTACCCAAGGACAATCAGTTGTCATCGCAGGATGCGGAAGTCCATATAACGGAACAAGAGTTGTGTTGGCAGACAATCTTGGACAATATACCTTTTCAGCATCGATCACTAATGCCGATCTACTCGAAGTTAATGTCATCCCATCCGGAACTGCTACCCTTTCTGGCGCATCAACTTATGTTGGAGTCCAGCCTGTTCGATCAGCAGTCTTTGCCGTTTCAGTCGAAGTCTTTCAATCAAGAATTGCAGCCGGAGGACAAATAGAAGGTGTTGATTTTAGCGCAACTCCTTTCCGTCTTGGCCGAAGTTTATTCAATAGATGCGTTGGTTTATTAGGTGCTTACATAGATGTTGAAAGCATGGCTCAATAAATGCCAGCATCAACAATTCTTTCATCAGTTCGCACACCATTAGCAACCGCTTTAGGAAGCGTTACTGGTAGCGTTTATAGTTATGTTCCAGAATCCGTTTATCCACCAGCAGTCGTTTTCGTGCCTTCATCGCCGTATCTTGAAATTGAAACAATTGGCAAGTCATCTGTTAGATGTAAAGTCAATATGACAATCACAGCCATAGTTGCTTACAACAGCAACCCAGCATCGTTGGACAATATGGAGCAATTAGTAATGAGTATTCTGGCAGTTATCCCATCGGGGTATGTTGTCGGATCAGTTGAACAACCAACAGTTCAACAAATCGGATCATCAACAATGTTGATTTCTGATATAAATGTATCAACCTATTACACACAGACAAACTAAGGAGCAAGATGCCTACGACAGTTATTACCGGTCGAGATATTACCTTCACCATTGGCGGTAATAATTTCGATGCTCAAGTTACAACCGCAACTTTAGAGTGCGAGAGAAATCGTGTTCGCTATGAAACTTTGGATGGAGCATCATTTAAGGTTATCGATGACAACTGGACATTCAATATCAGTATGCTTGCTGATTGGGGTGCTACTGGATCACTTTGTGAGATCCTTTGGGGAGTTGCTGAGAGCGCACCAAACACAGGCATTTCAACAGTATTCACAGCAGCAACAGGTGCAGCATTTACTTTCCAAATTCTGCCTAACTTTCCATCAGCCGGTGGAACAGCACCAGATGCACAAACTCTTGATTTGAGTTTCCAAGTTATTGGACAACCAGCAGAATCATTTAGTTAATAAGAAATCGGGAGCAAAATGAAACTAAATATAACAATTGAATACAACTCAGGCGAGCAAGCCACTTATGTAGCCCAACCGCCTGAGTGGGCAAAATGGGAAAAGCAGACAGGACACACCATTGGTCAAGCATCCGAGAAGTTGGGCGTTTGGGATCTTATGTTTCTTGCTTATCATGCACATAAGCGAGAACTTGGTGCAGCCAAACCCATCAAGCCAATGGATATTTGGATGGAAACTGTTGCCGATGTAATTGTCGGTGATGCAGACCCAAAAGCCACCCAGCAGGAAGCCTAAGTAGATTATTGGTTGAGTTGGCAATAGCCACACAAATACCAATGAGCGAATGGGTTGAAGCAGAGGACATTTTAACAGCGATCGAGATATTGGAGAAACGGAATGGCAACTAGCACCGAACCTCTAATAGTCTATGATAAAAGAGAATTAAATTCATTTGCCAAGGTAATTCGAAACATGGGTGATATTGCCGTTCAAGAAACCAAGCGCAGGGTTGGCGAACTGGCTCAAAAAGAATTAACAGAGATTCGCAGAATTGCTGCATCAAGAGGCAAGGTTGCTGATCGTATTGCCCAAGGCGGTAAAGTAAAAAAGTCATCCGTACTTGGTGAAATATCTTTTGGTTTTGCTTCTCAAAAGTTTTCAGGTGGAGCAACAACTCAATTCAATACTCGCAATGATACAAAAGGCAATCGACTTGGTATTGGTGCAGCACATGAGTTTGGTTCAAAGAATTATCCGCAATTCCCAAGATGGAGTGGGCCAATGCCTAAAGGTTCAGGATCAAGAGGATATTTCATTTATCCAACAATTAGATTCTTGCAACCAACTATAATTAAAGAATTTGAACAAATCATTTTGGATATAAGAAAAGAGTTTGCTGATGGCAGGTAATAGCAGAACTTTAACCCTTGCACTTGCAGCCGATATTGATGGCTTAAAAAAAGGCTTAGATGATGCAAATAAGGTTGTAAATAAATCAGCCGATCAAATTACGGATTTTGGCAAAAAGGCTGCTTTGGCTTTTGCAGCCGTTGGTGCAGCAGCGACAGCATTTGCAATTCAAGCCGTAAAAAATGCTGCTCAAGATGAGGCTGCTCAAAGAAAACTTGAGGAAACAATAAGGGCATCAACCAATGCCACAGTTGCTCAAACTAAAGCAGTTGCTAACTATATTGACCAAACTTCTATTGCTATTGGTGTAACTGATGATGAGTTGAGGCCGGCATTTGCCAGATTAGTCAGATCCACTAACGATGTTGAAAGAGCGCAAGAACTCCTCAACCTTGCTTTAGACATTACCGCTGCAACCGGCAAACCTTTAGAAGCGGTTTCCAATGCGTTAGGTAAAGCATACGATGGCAATGCAACTTCATTAGGTAGGTTGGGCTTAGGTCTAGATCAAAACATACTTAAATCAAAAGACTTTGATCTTATTTACCAAAACCTTACTAAGACCTTTGGAAATTTTGCAGAAAATGAAGCACAAACTACTGAGGCTCAATTCAGGCGAATTCAGATTGCGGTTGATGAAGCAAAAGAAAGTATTGGTGCTGCTTTACTACCTTTGGTTCAGCAACTTGCTGCTTTTATTTTATCTACTTTAGTGCCGGCTTTGAATCAATTTGTTGCAGGTCTAACCAAAACTGAATTGACTGCTGGTGAAGCAGCAACCGGAGCATACGAATTTGGACAACAATTAAGATCAACTATTGAGTTTGTTATTACCATAAAAGATGAATTGTTAATACTTGGTGGCATTATTGCAACTGTATTTGTAGCCAATAAGATAATTGCATTTGTGGCAGCAGTTCAAACATTAATTACCGCAATGGTTGCTTTAAGAGCAGCAGCAACCGCTGCAAGCGTGGCGACTGCTTTTGCAACCGGTGGAGGATCTATTGCTGCTGGAGCCGTTGCTTTGGCTGCTGCTGGCATCGCAACCGGAGTTGTAAGTAGTGCGGTTTCTGGAGGTAATGCTGCAAACGCTGCATCAACCGCTACTGCTGCTCAATTGGCTGCTGGAGCAGCAAGGGCTGGCACGACAGTAAATAACATTACAGTTCAATCAGTAGATGCAGAAGGATCTGCCAGAGCAGTTGCTAAAGTATTAAATGACAGCGCATCAAGATCAACCCCACAACTTTACAATTCAGGAATCACTAGGGCTAGATAATGACAGTTTGGACACCTGATTGGAAATTATCGGTTGCCGGTGTTGATTATGAAAACATCACAATTGCTGACATCGCTCACCAAGCAGGTCGAGATGATATTTATACTCAACCAAATCCATCTTATTTACAAGTTGAGGTTGTAGCACTTTCTGGCCAAACTTTACCATTTGAAATCAATGATGGTTTAACTTTGCAGGTAAAAAATAGTGCTGGAACTTATGTTAGTTTATTTGGTGGAAACATAACCGATGTAACTGTTGAGGTAAGAAATACCGGATCGGTTTCTAATGTAATAAGTTACACGCTTTTAGCAATGGGCAGTTTGGTCAAACTTGCCAAAGAAATTTATACAGATAACTTATCGCAAGATATTGATGGAGATCAAATTTATACTTTACTTTCATCATCATTATTAAATACTTGGAATGAAGTACCGGCAGCGGAAACTTGGTCAGGTTATTCACCAACAGAAACTTGGGCAAATGCGCAAAACATTGGTTTGGGTGAAATCGATGCAGGTCTTTACACAATGTCAAGCAGGTCGGCTAATCCTGACACTATTTACAATATCGCTTCACAAATTGCTGATTCAGCACTTGGATACATGTACGAGGATAATCAAGGGAACATTGGATATGCAGATGCCGATCATCGCCAAACATACCTTTTGGCAAATGGCTACACCGAACTTTCAGCAAATACAGCCTTGGGTTCAGGTTTAAGGACTTTAACAAAATCAGCAGATATTCGTAATGATATTTATATCAATTATGGAAATAACTTTAATAATGAGGCAACCGCCACAGATACTGCTTCAATTGCCCTTTATGGTTACAAAGGGGAAACTATCAATTCAGCAATTCACGATGGAACTGATGCTCAAGAAATCGCAGATAGATACATAAGTTTAAGAGCCTATCCTTATGCAACCTTTGATAGCATCACCTTTCCAATAACCAATTCAGAGATTGATAATGCTGACCGAGATGCCTTGCTTGGTGTCTTTATGGGTCAGCCAATTCATGTTACAGATTTGCCGTTTCAGATCAATAATGGCGCATTTGAAGGCTATGTTGAGGGATGGCGATGGAGCACTCGATTCAATGAATTGTTTTTAACAATCAATTTGTCACCAATCAATTTCAGTCAGGTGGCAATGCGCTGGAATACTGTTCCGGTTACCGAGGCATGGAACACAATTGGCAACACTTTAACATGGGAATACGCTACAATCGTAGCCTGATAATAGGAGAAAAATGGCAAACACAACCAATTTCGGATGGGAAACCCCAGACGATACAGATTTAGTTAAGGATGGCGCAGCAGCCATTCGCACACTTGCTGGTGCAATCGACACTTCATTACTCGATCTTAAAGGTGGCACAACAAATCAGGTATTAGCAAAAAATTCAAACACCGACATGGATTTCAAATGGGTTGCTGATGCTGCTGGTATGACAAACCCAATGACCACAACAGGCGACACAATTTACTCATCAAGCGGATCAACACCTGCAAGATTAGCAATTGGTTCAACTGGCAATGTTTTAACTGTCGCTGGAGGTGTTCCAACTTGGGCTGCACCTGCTGGTGGTGGCAAAGTGTTACAGGTTGTGCAAGGCACAACAACTACTTCAGCAAACATAAACACCACTACTCTAACAGACACAAATTTAACTGCCACTATTACCCCTACATTAAACACAAGCAAGATTTTAGTCATATTTTCGCAATCTTATTACAACTCAAAATCATCAAACGCTTGTGCATTTGGAATAGTATTAAAACGAGATTCAACAACAATTCTTGACTTGGCTGGGGTAAATAAAAATAGATTTACATTGGCTGCTACTGGTGCAACTGCCACAGTAGACCAAGGCGTAGCGACTGCCACTTATCTAGATGCACCTGCAACCACCTCAGCACTTACTTACAAAACACAAGCAGCAGTCGAGGTTGTGTCAGGCACTGATTTTTACTGCCAATTAAGCAATTCCCCATCAACAATTATATTATTAGAAATCGGTGCATAATGTATTTATCAAAAGCAATTCGTTTATTAAAACCAACAGCAGAGTTTTCAATTAACAATGATGATTACAACACAGTTAAATGGGATTCGTTAGAAGGTGATGCACCAACTAAAAAAGAAATTGATGATGCAATTAAACAAATAAAAGCCGATGAAATAGCCGCAGCCGAAGCAAAGGCAACCGCCAAAGCAACAGCACAGGCTAAACTTGCTGCCCTTGGTTTAACTGTTGAGGATTTACAGGCTTTAGGTCTTTAGCATAATCTCGAGGAATTGTGCCGATGAAACCTTACCTATCTAAAGCAGCCGTCCAACTTCGGGAGCAGATCGATGATTCCTTCCCAGAGCGTTTGCGCAAATCTGATGGGTGGATTGGTGATGCTAGACATAGCACACGAAAGAGTGATCACAACCCCGATGCCACAGCAGGAAATGTTGTCAGAGCAATTGATATTGACAGTCGGCTTTCTGACGACAAAGGGCTTTCAGCATATTTGGCAGATCAAATTCGATCATACGGGAAAACCAATGGTCGCATCAGTTATGTAATTCATCAGTCAAAAATTGCATCACCTATACTTGGATGGCGTTGGCGTAAATATAAGGGCAATCCTCATAATCATCACATACATGTAAGTTTCAAGAAAGATCAAGATAAGAATTCAGATTTCTTTCATATCCCACTACTAGGAGGCAACGCATGAAACTATCTAACAAACACAAGGCTGCAATCAAGTCATATATGAGAGCGGTTGCTGCTTCAGGAATTACTGTTGCACTCGCTATCGTGGCAGACATTCATCCAGCCTACGCAACTTTGCTTGGAGCAATTGTTGCACCTATTGCCAAAGCACTTGATCCAAAGTCCGGCAAAGAGGCTGATTATGGAATTAATGCGAAATGACAGCCAACGAATGGGTTGGTATAGCCGTTGGCGTATCCGCCGTATCTACAAGTTTATTGCTGGGTCTGCGCTGGGTTATTAAATCCTACTTGCAAGAATTGAAACCTAATTCTGGAAGCAGTATCAAGGATCAAATTACAAGACTTGAACAGCGTGTCGATGATCTGTTTGTCTTAATCAGTAAGCGATAATTTTTGTTATGGCGAACACTCGAAAACCTATCAAACGCAAAAAGATCAATCGTCGTGTCGTTCGCCAAACTCCTGAGCCATTAAGCAAAATAGATCAGCATTACATGGCTTTGCACGAATGTTACAAAGCAGCCAGAAAAGCAGGATTCACACCTGAGCATGCTTTTTGGTTGATGACCGAACATAAGACTTTCCCTGATTGGATTGTGGGCGATGGTGGGATAATCCCATCCATAGATCCAACTGACGATGAGGATGACGATTAAAGCCAACCGAAGGTACTTGATCACGCCTGACCTCCAAATTCCACTACATCACCCAAAAGCAGTATTTAATTTAATTAAAATGAGCAAGCACGAAAAGTTTGATTTTGTACTAAATGTTGGTGATGAACTTGATATGACTTCCCAAAGCCGTTGGGTAAAAGGCACCAAGACAGAATTTGCTGAAACACTTCATGATGAAAGATCAATTGCTCAGGACATCCTTTTTGACCTAGGCACAACCGACATCATCAGATCAAATCATACCGATCGTTTATTTACTACATTACTAAAAGGCGCACCATCACTCCTAGGATTGCCTGAATTGGTGTTTGAAAAATTTATGGCTTACTCAGATTTAGGCATCCGATTCCATAAGCGAGCCTATGAGTTTGAGCGTGGGTTTTTCTTGGCTCATGGTGATGAAGGGGTTATGTCTAAGCATGCTGGTATAACTGCCCTAAATCTGGCTAAAAAGTGGGGTAACAGCGTGGTTTGTGGCCATACCCATAGGCAGGGTGCTACAAGGCACCAAACAGGCTTAAACGGCCGTTATTCAACGATTTGGGGCATTGAGGCCGGTCATCTTATGGACATGAAAAACAAAGCCTCCTATCTGAAGTATGCCTCAGCAGATTGGAATATGGGATTTGTAGTCATGACTTTTGGTAAAGGCGGTCATTCTGTCGAGTTAGTGCCTGTGAACCATGACGGATCGTTCGGATACAATAAAAGGTATTATGGGGCGTGAAACAGACTATAACGACCGCACGATTGATGATCATATCGATGAACTTGAGGATCTTGGCGTTATCTAATTGTTATAGAACACGCCGGAGATCAGGTAGATAAAAGACTTGATCTAGGTCAAACTTTATGTATTCACAGAGATACTGTGGATATGTAGGGAGCGACATGTTATTAGATACAAATAATCGAGGCCAAGCCTTAGATTATGCACAGCGAGGATGGGCAGTTTTGCCATTGTTGCCATGCAAGAAAGATCCGCACTTTGACTTGGCTCAAAGGGCTTATTTATCAGCCACCACAGATCAAAACCTAATTAACTTTTGGTTTGACTATGATGAAAATATCAACATTGGTATAGCCTGTTATCAATCAGGCTTGGTTGTATTTGACATTGACTATCGCAATGGTGGTGAATTGCTGCCTGAGTTTGAGCCAACATATACAGTTCAAACTGGTGATGGCTTACACCTGTATTACACAGCCAATAAATCTGATGTATTTAGAGGTAAGTTAAACGATGGTATTGACATCAAATGGAAAGGTTATGTTGCAACTGCACCATCAATTCATCCGTCAGGAGCAACGTATACAGTAATCGATGACCGAAATCCGGTTGCGATGCCTAAACAAATAAGGGAGTGGGCA